TCGAAATCGCGGTAGTCGATCGCCCAGAGCATGTTGGTGACGAGGATCTCGTCCTGCGCCGCCTTGCCCTGATCGCCCGCATCGAGGACGCCGTGGATCCATGCCTCGAAGGCGCCGGCGAATTCGCGCTTCTTGGGGATGCGCGCTTCGTGGCTGGCTATGTCGCGTAGGGCGCGCAGGTTATCGTGCAGCAGGACGCGCAGCGCGGCGTATTCCTTGCCCTCGGGCGTGGTGGTGTCCGGTTCGTCGGGCGCGGTGCTGTCGATCGACGGGGCGGTGCCGGCGCGAATGGCTTGCACCCGTTGCTTGTGCCGGCGGAAAGGGCTGCTCATGGGGTCGGTCCTGTCGGGGATGGTCCGCAGGGGCGCGTGGCCTCCCCTGCGGTGCGCTGGCGCCGGGGTGCCGCCGGCCACGGCAGGTGCCCCATCGGTGCCCTCGGTATTACGGGCGGTCGCCGAAGGTGATGTTCTCGGCCATCACCGCGTGGTCGGTGCTCTCGATCACGTAGCCTTCGTTGACCGAGTTGTAGTCGACGAGCGCTGCCATGTTCTGGGGCTCGTCCTTGATGTAGCGGCGGCGCGAACCTTCCTGGTAGTAGAGCGACAGGTTGCTGGTATCGGGCGCGTTGGGCTGGCCCAGCGGGGTGATCAGCATGGTGCCCTCGGGGAAGAACGGCACGATAACCGCCGGGCGGCCGCCGATCTGCTTGGCCGACATGACCACGTCGGTGATCAGCTGGTCGCTGGTCGACTTGCCACCGTCGATGGTGTCGCTGAGCGGCCGGTTGACCATCGGAAAATACTTCTCGTCGACCAGATCCTGCGAGACGATGACGACATGGTCGGTCGATGTACGCGCCCAGCTGGGCATGCCGGCGATCAGGTCATAGGCCAGCGCATCGATGTTCTTGTAGTCGCCCTCGGCCGTGCTGGCGTCTGCGCCGATATAGATCGGCTTGGCGGTGCCCGTCGCCGTGGTGACCCCGCCGGCCGTCACGGTGTTGCGGCCCATGACATGGTCAGGGCGCTCGAGGCGCAGCTTCTGGAGCCAACCGACATTGACGTCTTCGCCCATGGGGTGCGCGTCGGCATCGGTGTCGGCGGCGGCATGGTCACCATGCCACCCGACCATGATGCGGCTGAGCGCGACCGAGATCGCGACCTGGCGCGAATAGCGCGTCGCGAAGTCAGGGAAGCGCGACCAGTTGTCGATCAGCTCCCAAGGCAGCCAGGTGTCGAACAGGGTGGTTTCGAGTTCGAACTTCCGGTCCTGCAGTTGCCCGACATACTTGGGCTGGCGCGGCAGGTTGGCGCGGCTGCGGCGCGAGGCGACCATGTTGGCAGCGCCAAGGCCGATCACCTGGCCCTTGAGGTCGCGCACCGCAGGGACGTTGATCCGCTGCAGGAAGCCGACATTTTCGCGCTGGAGATCCTCGAGGCGTTGCTCGGATGCCGGCTCCAGCGAGAACTGATGACCGATACCGCGCGACGCACCGTTGCGCTGCTGGATGGCGGTGAAGAGGCCGTCGAGCGCCCGGCGCCCGCGATCGGAAAGATGGTAACCCATAGATGTCAGGTCCTGAGGTGAGGGGGAGCGGGGCGGGCTTGGCGGGGCTGCGGGGCTGCGGGGCTGGATCAGAACACGTCGGCGTAGGCGGCGGCCGCACCGTCCGAGCGGGAGCGAGCGCGGTAGGCCTGGCCCGGCGTGTTCTCCTGCTCCGCCTCGAGCTTCTGCACCTTGACGGCGAGGGCATCCGCTTCAGCGCGGAACTCGGTGTGCAGGGCGGCGAATTCCTTCGCCAGCCCCGCGCCGAATTCTTCGAACATCGGCCGCAGCTGGGCGAAGTCGAACGCGGCGGCAGGCGCTGCCGGCGCTGCAGGTGCCGAATCCTCGGCCTCCGTCTTGGCCGGCGCTGACGACAACTTGGCGGTGAAGCGATCGAGAACGGCCGAAAAGGCACCGATAAGGCCCGCGCCGGAGGTGCCGATGTCGGTGTCGAATTCAAGGGCCGCCGCCGCCTCGCCCGAGACGGTAATGGTGCCGGGCAGCGCGCGGTTGAACTGCAGGCGCTGGGTGGCGATCGAGGCGGGGCTGTCGGTGAGCGCGCAGCCCATGAGATAGGCGAAGCCCTTGCCCGCGAAGTTGGGCTCGATCTCGATCGAGGGATAGACCTTCTGGTCGGCTTCGTTGAGTTTCTTCGCCTCCTCCGTGACGTCGAACACGCCGAACAGCGCCTTGCGCTTCTCGGTCTTGCCGTTGAAGTTCACTTCGGTCTCGCCGATCGACAGCTCCAGCACGTCGCCATAGGCGCGGAACGGGCCGTCCGGCGTGACGCCGCGGACATGCTCGATGTTGAGCCGCGCGCCGTAGGTCTTGGGATCATAGCTCGACACCATCTGTTCGAGCATGACGTCATCGATCGTCCGGCCATCGACAGTGGAGCCGGCGGTCGCGAGCAGGAAAGGCTTGGTCTTCATGGGGTGCTCCCGGTTGTCCTGACAGCTGGGGCCGGCTGCGGCGACCCGTTTGCTCATGCCCTTGAGCCAGCATGGCGTCGCATCGGCAACGCGGGCGCGCGGTAGTGGGGGCCTCTACCCGGACAGCATGGCGACATAGGCTTCGTTTCCGGGTGCATGGCTATGGCCATGCACCAGGCCTACAGCCCAGACGCAGACGACGACGCCCCGGCCATCAACCGGCAGGTCTCGCGCGCCCACCGTCGGGAGGCACGCTCACTATACCATCGCGGGTGGACGTTGACGCAGATCGCTGTCGAGCTTGGGGTAAAATACGGGACGGCGGCGGCGTGGAAAAACCGCGACGCATGGGATGACGATGCGCCGGTCGCCGTCGTCGAGGACCGACTCGAGGCGCGCATCGCGATGCTGCTCGACAAGGAGCCGTTCACCGAAGCCGACATGAAGCGCGTCGACTTCATGATGCGCCAGATGGAGCGCACCGCGCGGATCCGCAAATACGATCAGACCGGGCGCGAAGGCGACCTCAACCCCAAGATCGGCAAGCGCAACGACGAGAAGGCCAAGGCCAAGCGGGCGGACAAACGCAAGAACTTCCTGTCGCGTGAGCAGTGGCAGGCGCTGCTCGACGACTTCCAGGACTGGTGTTTCACATACCAGCACGAATGGTGGGACCAGCGCCACCAGCGCGTTCGCAAGATCCGCAAGAGCCGACAGATCGGCGCCACCGTCTATTTCAGCCGGGAGTCAGTCGCCAAGGTGGGCGAGGCGATCCTCGCCACGCTCGATGGCGAGAAGGACGCCGCGCCCCGCAACCAGATTTTCCTGTCGGCGTCGCAGCGGCAGGCGAACAAGTTCCGCCGCGAGATCGTGAAGTGGGTGCGCCGGGTGACCGGGGTGGAGCTGAAGGGCAACCCCATCATGCTTGACCTGTCCTTTGCGGCCGAGACGGATGGGGATGGCGAGCAGCAAGCCCTGCCGGCGATGGATGCGGTCGGGTTCTATCCGCTGTCGACCAACAGCGCGACCGCGCAGGGCGAGAGCGGCGACTTCTACTTCGACGAATTCGCATGGGTCCACGGCTTCACCGAACTGAACGGTGTGGCCAGCGGCATGGCGACGCACAAAATCTACAAGAAGACCTACTTCTCCACGCCGTCGACCAAGACGCACCAGTCCTATGGCTTCTGGTCTGGCGAGGAGTGGAATGCCGGGCGCAGCAAGGGGCAGCAGCAGCCGTTCGACATCTCGCATCGCAACCTGCGGGATGGCGCGATCATGCCCGACGGGAGCTGGCAGCAGCTGGTCACGATCCATGACGCGGTGGCCAAGGGCTTGGGCAAGCTGGTCGACGTGGACGAGCTGCGGCGCGAGTATTCCGACGAGCGGTTCCGGAACCTGTTCGAATGCGAGGACATCGACGATTCCGAGAGTTCGTTCCCCTACGTCCGGCTCGCCCCGGCGCGCGTCGACAGCTTCTACAAGTGGCGCGACTTCTCGCCCGCGCTGATCGAGATCCCGGGCGGGCGCCCCTTCGGCGACAAGCCGGTTTGGCTGGGATACGACCCCAACAAGCAAGGCCGCGACGATGCCGCGCTTGCCGTTCTCGCGCCGCCGGAAAAGCCGGGCGGCAAGTTTCGCGTCCTCGAAAAGCTGCGGCTCAACGGCTTGGACTTCGCCGGGCAGGCGGACGCCATCCATGCGGTGTGCCGGCGCTACAACGTGGCCGACATCTCGATCGACACCACTGGCCACGGCCAGGCGGTGTGGGAACTGGTGAGCAAGTGGTTCCCGCTGGCGCGCAAGATCGAATACTCGGTCGCCAGCAAGACCGCGCTGGTGATCAAGGGGCAGAACGTGTTCCGGGCTGGGCGCATCGAGTTCGATGCCGGTTGGACCGATGTGATGCAGGCTTTCATGGCGATCCGCCCGACACTCACCGGCAGCCAGCGCGGTGTGACCTACACCGCCCGCCGCAATGGCGAGATCGGTCATGCCGACATCGCCTGGGCGATTCTTCACGCCCTTTCCAACGAACCGCTCGATGCGGGCGCCGAAGTGCAGGCGCCGGCCGGGCGCGTGCGCTTTCTCAACTGACAGGATCCGATTATGACCGAACCCAGCTCGACCGCCGTGGCCCTGGCTGGCCGATCCGACGAGGAAGCCTCCTCGCACGCCCCGGCGCAGGTGTTCCGCTTCGGCGAACCGGAGAGTGTTCTCGATCGGCGCGAGCTCGCCCAGTATTTCGAGGTCTGGCACAACGGGCGCTGGTACGAGCCGCCGCTGCCGATGGCGCGGCTGTCGCAGACCTTCAACATGTCGCCCTACCACCGCAGCGCGATCGCGCTGAAGGTCAACCTGCTCGTGGCGCAGCAGACGCCGTCCCGCTGGCTGGGGCCCGACGTGTTCGAGCGCTGGGCGCTGGATTTCCTGCAGATGGGCAACGGCTATCTCGAATGGGTGCCGAACCTTGCCGGGCGCCTGGCTGGCCTTGCGCACAGCCCAGCCATCCATACCCGGGCCGGCGTCGATCCGGGCACGTTCTGGTGGACCAACTGCGGGCGAGGCGAGGAGCATCCCTATCCGCAGGGAGCGGTGTTCCAGCTGCAGCAGCCGGATGTGGCGCAGGAGATCTATGGGCTGCCGGAGTGGTTGTCCGCGCTGCAGAGCGGGCTGCTGTCCGAAAACGCCACCCTGTTCCGGCGGCGCTACTATCTGAACGGCGCGCATGCCGGCTTCGTCTTCTATCTCAGCGAGCCGCTGGCCGATCAGGCGACGGTCGACGCGATCGAAGACCAGCTCGGCAGCGCCAAGGGGGTCGGCAACTTCAAGAACATGATGGTCTACATCCCCAAGGGGAAGAAGGACGGCATCCAGATCATTCCGATCGCGGACGTGACCGCAAAAGACGAGTTCTCCGCGGTGAAGAACATCAGCCGCGACGACATGCTGGCTGCGCACCGCACCCCGCCGCAGCTGATCGGCGTGATCCCGCAAGCCAATGGCGGTTTCGGCAAGGTCGCCGAGACGCGCGACGGCTTCTTCGAGACCGAGATCGTGCCGATCATGCGGCGCATGCTGCGCGTCAACGATTGGGCCGGCCTGCCTGTCCTGGCCTTCCGCGATTACGTCTGCAGCGATGGCAGCGTGATCAGGCAGGACGGCACCCGGGTGGCGCCCGGCGCGCGATAGGGGGCGCCCGAAGCTATTCCTGATGGTGCCGTAGCGCCGGGGCAGCCGGGTTGGTGGCCAAGGTGCCAATATGCCGGGCGACGCTGTGCAACACCAGCGCCTGATCGTGCTCATTGAGCGCGCGGAGGTTTGAGATCAGTTCGCGCTCTTCGGGGGTGAAGGTCCACGCGTTGTTGAGCACGTAGCGCAGATCGATCCCTGCACAGACCAGCGTGACCCAGGCATCGTCGTGCTTCAAGGCCGACATCACGCCGTCGCCGCGCTGGATGGTGATCAGGCGCGACTTGGATACGATGCCGGACAGGATCGGCACCAGCTCCCTCCAGTCGTCGATATTGAACAGACGCTTGAATTCGGCGAACAGGCGCTCGCCGGCGGTCCCCAGTTCGCGTGGCTTTTTGCGAGGCTCGGGCGCGGCGGGGGCAAGGTCGAATTCTGGCGGGGGCGGATAGGAGCCGTGCTTACGGATCGAGGGAAGCACTTCATGGGTAAGCCACCGGAGGAAACGGTGCGCGAACGTCCCCGGCGTCACTGCCGCGTCGGAACGACCAATGATCTTGTACAGCCCTGGCTCGCTGACGATTTTGTGAGGCCGGCCACCTCGCGAACCTAACTTTAAGTTATGTTGCTCATCCGGGTCCAGTCGCTGCGCGAGGCTGGCGGCATTACTGTGGCCCAACGCCTTCGCCAGGTCAGCAAGAACGAACCAAGGCTCGCCGTCCCGATCGATAATTCGGATGCCCGTGCCATCGAACACCAAGTCAAGATTTTGTGAGAGCATCTCATCCCACCTTTCGCGCCTCAAAAATCTGCGCTGCGACACCATGAGCGTAAGGGGGTTTCGCCCCAACTTGGGGCGAAACCCCGTGGGGGTGCCTATATTACAGGCAATCCCCTGCCGATGGCGTAAGGCATGCTTACGCCATCGGCAGGGCACTCATTCCTTCTCGAGCGCCTTGCGCACCAGACGGCGGATGGCCTCCGGGCGCGTCACGAAGGGCGGGCCTTCGGATGCGATCCATGCATCAATATCGCCGATTTCATCAGCGGCCATGCGGACCATAATCGGGGCGGTATCCGACCTTGGCCTGCCTCGTGACGATTTTTTGATATCTTCGCTTGCGTCGCTCATGGTTACTTGATATCAAAATATCAGAGCGACGCAAGGGGCCTAATCCTCGCGCCGCTCCTGACCTGAACCGAGGAAGTGACCCATGGCTCAAGCTAAGATCATCCCTATCACCACGGCCCCGCGCCCGGCAACGGCAACCAACGTCATCGATTTCCAGGCCGCGCGCCGGGCCGCGCTGCTCCGGCGCCTGTGGGCCGATCACAACCACGACGGGAGCGCGCGCTGATGGGCAAGCACACAGCCATCCAGCCCGCGCTGCCGCGCACGATCTACCTCGGCATCATGCCCGGCGATCGCAAGGCGATCGAGGCGCAGATCGAAGCGTTGATCGAAGCCCTCGACCAGATCGACGGCGATCCCGATCTCGAGCCGGATTACGAGGACTACGACATTACCGATCTTGGTGAGCCGGACCTCTTTCTGCCGACTTTGCCGCGCTATGGCATGGATCAAAGCAGGGGCCCAACAAACGTCCGATCCGCGCAAAGGGCCTATCGCACCGCTCTTGCCAAAGGATAAGCGGCGAGGCGGCAGGCGGGCGACCTCATCGGAGGCGCCTGACCTGCCGTTTCCATTCATGCTCGGGCGGCATGGGCAAAACCACGCCAGGGCTGCGATCGCTCACCGTTTCGATCCGGATCGGATGTACCTTCTGCTTTCGGCCGATCCTGCACGAGATGCACCAGAAGCGCATCCGGGCGGCGGCCAATCGATCATCCCACCGCCGCTGCTGGAACAGCCACCACAGACCGTGTGGGTCGAAGGTGAGGGCATGACCGCATCGGCACACTGGTCGAATCGCGCAATGTAGCGCTGCGGCGTCGGTGATTGACGTCGGCACCATCAAACCATGCTCGTTCCACTTCGGCATCGGCCCTCACCGATGGCCGTTCGCGTGTGCGTGCCGCCGGTTAGCCGGGCGGCCGCAGAGAGGGACGATTCGAGGCATGCCGCCCTAGGAACATAATAAGAACATAACGGCAAGGGGCGGAAGCGCACCCGGCGAGGCAAGCCCACGCCAGCACCCCGCGCGCCGCGCTCGCCCCCACGCCTCGCTTCCTCCTTTTTCGTCGGAAAGTTTGCAAAAATCGCGCGGCTGCAGAGATCTGCGCCAGGGCCGGGGCTGCACCCCATCTTCGCAAACGGGTAATATTGGTAATGTGGCCGAGCTGCGATCCTGAAACCGGCAGAAAACTGCCATTTTTCTCATTACCCTGCATTGGTAATGTCAGTGGAATATGGTTTGGGTCTAGAGGTTATGTCACTGTAATTATTGTATATATTTTGATGTAAAGATTACCTTAGATAGAGGTAACCACATTACCCTCATGTTCCTATCGATATTGCCCAAAAAACGGCAGATTTCCGCCGATATTACCAAGATTACCTGGTTGCGATGCATACCCCACTAACTTGGAGAATGAGGGTGACGGGGCGAATTTCACGATGCCCACCGTTGAAAGCGACTACAGAGCCACTCGGTGGCGAGTTTACGGATTTTTGCGCCAAGGCTTTGGCCAGAGCACCGCTTGTCGCTCGACCTCAGGGTGAAGCGAGCTGTGACTAATCCAGCCAAATTGGACATGCACGCTTGCGAGTCATCGATCGGAGACAGAAGTCATAAGGATGCGCAAGAATCACCGCCCCCACCTGCGCGTCGTTCACGCCAGACCCCGCGCCCGCCTGGTGTCGAAGCCTCGACCGGTCCGCATTGCCAAGCGCAGGCTTGGCTGGGGCACAGTTCGGCTCATTGGTATTGGCGCCGTTTTCGTGGCGTTGATCGGTGTCGCAGGCTGGGGCTGGCGGACTGATCGGTCAGCAAGTAGTGAAATATTCCAATGCAAAGCCGTCGAAGTCATCGACGGCGACACGTTCCGGTGTGACGGACGAAGGATAAGATTGCAGGGGATCGATGCCCCAGAGCTTGCAGGCCATTGCAGGCCGGGCCGGCATTGCACACCAGGTGATGGCATAGCCAGCACCGAAAGCCTGTCTCGGCTTATTGCATGGAAAACCGTAGAATGTGAGCCGATCGATGTCGATAATTACGGCAGGACAGTTGCGCGTTGTTTTGCCGGGCAAAAAGACCTGTCTTGCGCGCAGCTGGAAGCGAGGCATGCCGTGCGTAGATATGGATCGATTATTTGCTAGGCCGCGTACAAATAAATGAAATTGCTGTTGATGCGTTTAAGGTGGCAGAAAATGACAGACTGGTTCACTCAAGCTAACGGCGAAATCAGCCAGTACCTTTCCATGATAAACGCCGATTGGGTTTCGGCGATTGCCACGCTGCTCGCGACAGTTGTGGCGCTTTGGCTACCAGGGAGAACGGCTAAAAAGGAATGGGCGCGCCAGGACCGTTTGATAGCGGCTGATCATCAGCGGGAGGATAGGTTGCGTACGGAAATGATCGCGCAACAAAAGGAGGATCGCAAATATGTAATTCATCAAGGCGCATCCACGGTCGACCAGATATTGGCATATTGGCATGCGGCATTAGTGATCGGCGAGAGCGAGCCAGTTTATCATGAGGGATTTGCAGCAATCCGACGGCTCCGCGAAAATGTTCTGACTCTCAAAGAGATATTAATGATAATGCGTGTGAAGCCAGAACTGTCAGACGGACTAATATTCACCATTGTCAATGCCGACAGAATTGCTGAGGACATTTTAAATGCTACTAGGCCTCCGCAAAATGGGCAAAGCCAAGACTGGATTCAGTGGAGACATAATATTGAAAGAAATCGTAGTTTAGTCGAAATGACGCAAAAGCGAAATAATGAGGTTCGGGCAGCATTTCAAATTCAGTCTTCTTTGTCTGCGCAGTCGATAAGGAATAAATATGCCACTCTGTCTCAAGCGATTGTGCATGCTAAAGTGACGAACGGTGCGCTGGACATGACGGCTGTGCCCCAAAACCATTATTGAAGATACTTTACAGCTTGATCCGGAGGTCGGGCATAATGTCCATGTTTTCCCATCGACGGATTGCCCGGCTTTTCTGAATAATGGTTAGACAGCCAAGCTGCGGAAGTGCAGTTTTGCTCGGGTAAATTTTGCCCGGTTAGACACGCTAAGATGCTGTAAATAGTGACTTATTATAGTCCCTCCACTCCTGCCACCGCCTAGCAAGACGCTGGGACATACCGGTGGCTCCAAGCCTGGTTCGACAACCAGCGAAAACACCGGTCATCCCATTCCCACATCCGCCCGCTCAGCCACCGCCATTGCGCGTGCGCGAGCGGATGAACGCCCAAAGGGAAAAGCCCAGACCCACCACGAATAGCACCGCGCTGGCACGGCCGAGAATCGCGATCAGTGGGTCGGCCTGCGGGCGCGCGAGGGCGGCGAGGGCGAGGGCGGCCACGAGCATGACGAGGCTCGTCATGAACGAGGACCAGATCGCGGGCTTCAGCATGGCAGGGACACTCCGGTTTGCGCCGTGGTGGCGCCGGCAGATGGCATATCGCGTCTTTCCCGGCCCATGCAATGACTTGGGTTCGCCATGACCGAGCGCACGCGCGCGCCGCTTTTGCGCAGGGCGCACGCATGCTAGCCCATCGCGCATGGAGCTTGTGTTCGGGTGGCGCAGCGCCACGTTGCTGGTCGTCGTCGGCATTCTCGTGCCGCTTGCCATCGCCTTGGCGAGGACACTGCGCAACCGACTGGCCAATCGGCTGCTGGCGATCCTGATTCTCGTGCTGGCCGGCGTGCTGGTGCCCTGGCTGATCGGGTTCATGGGCGCCTACGATCGTTGGCCCTGGCTGACCTTCCTGCCGGTCGCCGTGCCGCTGGCGGTGCCGGTCCTCCTGCGGTTCTACGTCGACGCGCTGCTGGGCGGGCGGTTGCCGCCGCGCTGGCGGCTGATGCTGGCGCCGGCGCTGGTCCAGTTCGCGTTCCAGGCGATCAGCTTTGCCCTGCCGCAGCCGCTCAAGGGCCGCTGGGCAGGTGTCGTCTTTTCCGCGATCGACCCGCTGTTCACCCTTGCGCTGATCGCCACCTTCGCGCTCCACGTTGCCCATTCCGCCCGGGCGCTGCGGCGCTATCGCGCTGCGCTTGCCGACGTGACCGGGGACGAGGCGCGTTTCGCCGCCCGGTGGCTGACCGCGGCGCTGATCGCCTTCGCGGTGCTGTGGATGGTCTGGGGCCTGGTGCTGCTGTGGGACTGGGCCTCGCCGCTGGGCTATTTCGGGCTGCAGTGGCTCTATCTCGCCATCGCGGCGGTCGCGCTGTTCCTGGCGATCGAGGGGTGGCGCCATTCGGGCGATCCGTTCCCGACCTGGCCATTCGTGACACCGACCGCGCCTGAAGCCGGCGTACCGGCCGACGAATCGGCAGGCGAATCAGAAGCTGCCCCGGAACCTGCGAGGGCGACACCGGCGCGCGACTGGCAGGAGACGGGGGTGGACTGGGCCGCGCGAATCGAGACGCAGGGCTGGGCGCTCGATCCCGACATCGACCTTGCCGGGCTAGCGCGCCTGCTGGGCACCAACACCGCCTATCTGTCGCGCGCGCTGAACGAGGGGCTCGGCGTCAACTTCGCCACCTTCGTCAACGGCCTGCGCAGCCGCGCGGTGATGCAGGCGATCGCTGCGGGGGACCGGCGCGACGTGCTGACGCTGGCGCTCGACGCGGGCTTCTCGTCGAAGGCCAGCTTCAATCGCGCCTTCGCGGCGACCGCGGGCATGACCCCCTCGGCCTGGCGAAAGCACGTCTCAGAACATGAAAAAGGCGCATGATCGGGGAAAGTGAGGCGACCTTGAGGCCAGGTGGCCGCCATCACCGGGGCATCGACACCAAGCTGAAGGAGTTCGACATGCCCCAGATCACTGCCGCCGCCGCTGCCCTCATCGCCTCGCTTCTGACGCTCGCTGTTCCCAGCCTGGCCAGTGCCGCAGACATGACCCCGGCCACCGCGCTCGCCGCCACGGCCGGCGAATGGCGCGGCGAGTTGCAGTACCGCGATTACCAGAGCGATCGCTGGGAAGGCCTGCCGATGACCGTCGCGGTCGTGGCGCAGCCCGACGGCGTGACCACGCTTCGCACCGCACAGTTCGACGATGGCCCGAAGGCCGGCATGGTGACTATCACCACCGCCACGATCGTCGATCCGGCGCGGGGCACGGCCGGCTATGCCATGTTGCGCAAGGGTCGCGCCGTCGATGCCGGCGAAGCGCGGGTGACCAGCTTCATGCCCGGCGCCGATGCCGCCCACTGGACGCTCGTGACGCAGGAGCGCCGCCAGGACGGTGACGGCATAGCACAAGTGCGCGAGACGACGGTGCGCGACGGCGACACCCTGACGACCACCAAGGACGTCGATCCCGAGGGCGACGGCAAGACCGGCTGGCTGCCGCGCAACCGCACTGTGCTCAAGAGATC